ACTAACAGCAGAAGAGTATAAAAAGCTAACAGGTCAAGGGCTAGGCTCTCTCTATAACCAAGGTACTAGCGTTGTAAACAACACAAGCGGAACAGCTAGAACAATAGTACGGAGTAACGGATAAAAAAGTGAGAAAAAACACAAAAGTTTTTTTTTACGTTATATAAGTGTACAAATTGTTAATATTAATATGAAAACACAACTAAGTAAACTAGACCAAGTAAAAAAAGTGCTTGGAATGAATATCGAATTAGCGGAGATGAAGCTAGAAGATGGCGTAACCGTTATTGAAGCTGAGATTTTCGAGGCTGGGCAGACAGTGGCAGCAGTCTCGGATGATGATCAAAGAATCCCATTAGTAGAGGGAGAATACAAACTAGAAGATGGAAAAATCCTAGTAGTAAAAGAAGAGGGTGTTATTGCTGAGATCAAAGAGGAAAGCGCAGAAGAGGAAGCTCCATCAGCACCAGAAGCAGAGGAAGAAGTTGCAGCGTCAGAAGCACCTACACAAGCTCCAGTAGCCAAAAAGGTAGTAGAGTCAGTATCTAAAGAAACGCACTTTTCAGCAGAAGAGAAAGAGGCTTTAGAGAATGAAATTACAGAGCTGAAAGCCCAAATTGCTGAACTTTCTAAGGTAGAAGAAAAGGAAGAGACTCAAGAGGAAGAGGTAGAGCTTGCAAAAGCTATTACACCAAACCCAGAGAGCAAAGAAGAGGTTAAACTAACACGCTTAGCACCAAATAAAAAAGCGGGAATCTCTAGCCGAGTACTATCACACATTAACAAATTCAAATAAATAACTAAATTTTTTAAAGATGGCAACAACTACATCTATTACAACAACTTACGCAGGTGAGAAAGCTGCGGGTTATGTTTCTGCTGCACTATTAAGCGGAGACACTCTTTCACGCGGACTGATTGAGATTAAACCAAACGTAAAATACAAGCAAGTATTGAAGCGTGTTTCTACTGATGACATTCTAAAAAATGCAGGGTGTGACTTTAGCGCAACTTCAACAGTAACATTGGATGAGCGTACACTGACTCCTGAGTCTTTTAAAGTTAACTTACAACTTTGTAAGGAAGATTTCCGCAGTGACTTTGATGCGCTTGAGATGGGTTACTCTGCACACGATGAGCTTCCGAAGTCTTTCGTAGACTTCATTATCGCATTCGCAGCGGAGAAAGTAGCAGCTAAGAATGAGACTAACATTTGGGGCGGTGTTAACGCTAACGATGGGGAATTTGACGGATTTGAAACTTTGTTGGCTACAGACGCTAACTTGCCAGCAGCTCAAGAGGTGACAGGTATTACTTTAACAGCGGGTAACATTGTGGATGAGATTGCAAAAGTAGTAGACGCAATTCCAAACCGTTTGTTCAAAGAAGACCTTTGTATCTATATTCCTATCTCAGCTTACCGTTTGTACGTACGCGCACAGGCAGCACTTGGATTCGTTGATCGTTTCAATAACCAAGACATGGGTGAAAACGTAATGTTTGACGGTATCAAATTGGTAGTGTGTCCTGGAATGTCAGACGATACTATGATTTGTACAGTAAAAGGAAACTTCTACTTTGGTACTGGTTTGCTTTCTGACCACAATGAGGTGCGCGTTATTGATATGTCAGATGTTGACGGTTCAGATAACGTTCGTTTGGTTATGAAAATGACAGCGGCAGTACAGTACGCATTCTCTGAGGATGTAATTACTTACGGAATCGTAAACGCAGCTAACTAAGATAATTAACTAACTACAAAGAGGGTGGGCGTACTGCCTGCCCTTTTTTAATACTAAAAACTTTTAAATTATGTCATGTGATATTACAGCAGGTAGAGCAGAAGTATGTAAAGACTCTATCGGAGGCTTAGATGCTATCTACTTTATCAACTATGGAGACGCTCCTTATAGTGGTTTAGTCTTTGACTCTACGAATACAGATGTTATTGAGACTATCAACGTAACGCCTGGAACAGTTTCAGCGTACAAGTATGAACTAAAAGCAGATGAAAACACTTTCGAAGAGACTATTACCTCAGATCGTAACACGGGGACAACTTTCTTTGAGGGAGTTCTTAACGTGTCTTTGAAGAAAATGGACTTAGCCACTCACAAAGAGGTTAAATTGTTAGCATTCGGACGCCCTCACATTGTATTGGGAGACCGTAACGGAAACTTTTTCTACATGGGCGCACATTGGGGTTGTGAACTTACAGGAGGTTCTATTATGTCAGGTGGTGCTATGGGTGACAAGTCTGGTTATACTTTGACTTTCACAGCACAGGAGGCTATCCCTACGCCATTTATGGAAGCTACAGATGAAGCAGGTTTAAATACTGCTGGTCTCAACGTTGTTACTGCGTAAAAAGTAACTCTTTCATGTTCTAACAGGGGGTAGTTGTATAACGCTCCCTGTTTTTTTTTTAACACAAAGCTGTAATTCTTACGTTATATTAATATGATTATTCTACAAGAGACACCGAGCGCACAGGATTTTAAAATTATCCCACGCTCATACTTTGCAGATAGTATGAAAATTAAAAACGAAACAACAGGCGAAGAGCTTACCTACACTATTACAACTTCATTAGATGGGTATTATTTAACATTCTCTAAGGCTGTAACACTGAAAGAAGATACTTTCTATAATTTAACTGTTTTAGATGGTTCGGATATTGTCTACAAAGATAGAATTTTCTGTACTAATCAAACCACTTCAACATACACCGTAAACAATAACGATTACACAAGCAACTCAACAGATAACGACTATATTACGCTATGAGTAAGGATATAAATATAATTGAATTATCACAGTACACGGCTCCTGAGATTGTAGAGGACAGCCGTGAGGATTGGGTGGAATACGGCTCTGATAATATGCACTATAATTGGCTTATTGACCGCTTTCACTATTCACCTACCAACAACGCTGTGATAAATAACATGGGGCGCTTAATCTACGGGCGTGGAATTAGTGCTATCAATGCAAGCCGTAAAGCAGCAGAATACACAGCTCTAAAGGCTTTATTCTCTCCAGACGTACTAAGAGGTGTGTCTCAAGGTTTAAAGCTGTTAGGAGACGTATATATACAATGTATCTACAATAAGCAGCACACACGAATTGAGAAGGTAGACTTTTTAACGGCTAATTATGTACGTCCTGAGAAGTGCAATAAAGATGGAAACATTGAAGGGTACTATTACTGCTACGACTGGGAAGACGTAAAGAAGTACAAGCCCAAACGAATTGCTGCTTTCGGAACATCTAAGGATGAAGTAGAGCTTTTACGCATTATGCCATACTCTGTGGGGTTTAAATACTTCTCTCCTGTAGATTATCAAGGTTGTCTACCTTATGCAGTGCTAGAGGAAGAGATCAGTACGTATTTAATTAACGAAGTCCGCAATGGTTTCTCAGGGACTAAAGTAATTAACTTTAACAACGGGCAAGTAGGAGACGATAAACAGCGCGAACAGTTAAAGCGTCGAGTAATGTCAAAACTCACAGGCTCGACAGGTGAGAAGGTTATCGTTTCATTCAATAGTAACGTAGAGAATAAAACTACCATTGACGATATTCCGCTAAATGATGCGCCACAGCACTATGAATACCTATCTAAAGAATCAGAGCAAAAGATTCTAATAGGTCACAACGTAACGAGCCCAATGCTTGTTGGTGCTGTTACAGATAATCAAGGCTTCTCTAGTAATGCAGACGAGATTGATATAGCAGCTAAATACTTCTATAATACAGCCGTAAAGCCTTACCAGGATATGATCATTGAGGCAATAGAGCAAATTCTAACTTTTAACGGTGTTACAGGTTTAGATTTGTATTTTAAACGCCTTAACCTGTTAGATTCTGTAGAGGAAAAAGCACAAGCAGAAGAGGAAACAGCACTATCTTTGGAAGCGCAAAGATCGGACTGGATAGACGAATTCGGAGAGGATGAAAGCGACGAGTGGGAGCTTGTAGATGCAAGGGAGGTAGACTATAACAATGAAGATACACTAGACGCTGAGATAGCAGAAATAGAGAAAAATCTAAAAGACAAAAGCCTACTTTCTAAGGTGTGGAAATTTGCTACAGGCTGGGCAAAGCCTAACACAGCAAGCGAGCAAGATAAAGAAAAAGACGGTTTTTATTTTAAAGTGCGCTATAAGTACGTAGGCAACAAAAGCCCAGAGCGTGATTTTTGTAAGCAAATGATGAGAGCCTCTAAGATTTACCGAAAGGAGGATATTATGAGAATGGAGTCATTGGGGCTCAACAAGTCACACGGTCACAATGGAGAGCCTTATTCAATTTGGCTATACAAAGGCGGTGTTTCATGCCATCATAAATGGGAGCGTAGAACGTATGTAAGTACACAAAAAAGAGCTTCTATCGGTTCGGCTAAGACAAGCCAAGTAAGTACAAACAAGGCGCGTAAATTCGGTTACAGACCAAC